AATCATATACTAGCTTGTTACGATACTTGACCATGATATCACGGACATACTGTTCCGCTTTAACTGTAGGCATGTTACCAACGTCGATATAGAATACACGGCGCTCTGGTGCACGAGATAGACGATAGATAACTGTAGCATCTTCAACCATTCTTAGATTGTTGAATGGCTTGATTGCTTTGTGTAGATATGAAAGCACCATGGTCTGCTTTGGATCCATGATACCTGAATTGATATTAACGACAGAATCAACGGCGATCTTTGCACCTAGATTGGTGCCTGCGCCAATCATTCCCTTTTCGTTATAAAGGTAATACTCAATTTGTCTTTTAATTAGTTCTACACCAGTATTAGGATCACGAGTCTTTTGAATCTCTCTAATCTTACGAATACGGCGTGGGTCAATATACTTGACCTCTTGGATACCAGCATTAGGCATACCTTCGTCAATAACGACATGATAGAACAATCTACCATCGATATACCAGCGGCGGAAAATCTCGTGACCCATATTACCAAAGTTAAGCAACTTTAGGATATAGTTGAACTCATCCTCGATACGCTTCTTTAGTTGTGGGGTAAGTTTAACTTCGTCTAGATTGATTTCTACTGAGGTACCAGAATCTTCTACTACGATTGCCTCATTGACAATTTCATCGACGGCAGTTTCTACTTCTGGTTGTATAGATAGTTCTCTATACTTTGTGATTAGTTGTGTCTCATTACGGAATGTACCATCAAGATCAACGTATGTGCCATAATAACCAGCACCAGCAACAGTTACCGCACCATCGTTGTTCTCTGGTAAGGTAAATGTTTTCTGTCTTTGCTGATCTTCAAAGCGTGGATCGACCTTGTCAGCACCTATTTGGAAACCAAATAATTTCACAATAATATCCTTCTTCTAAAATCCTACGGGAGATAACCCCCGTAGGATATAGTTATATTTAGTGCTGATTATACGAAGTCGGTGGTTGGGATTGGGAATACGGATTCCCACCACTGATAAGCAAATGTAACACCATATTCTTCGATCTGGTCACCAGATGCCCAATCTAGGTCGATTGCAGCGACATCAACTGGGAAGGCTCCGAAAATCATATACTGCTTGATGATCTCACCAGTCTTAGCATACTGTGTAACGTATGCTTGTGCCTGATACTGAACACCGCTTCTTGCAGCAGGATTACGAAGGTTACCAACATGTGAGTTTAGCTGGTTCATCCAGATTTCAAGGTTGTTACGAATGGTGAAGTTTTCATCATTGATAACCTGGAAAGACCAATCTGGGAATGATCTTGTTCCAGCAACCTTGATTGTGCGCCCAAAGTATGGGATCTCAATAGATGACATGGCATCGCCTGGAAGTGATGTTGCTCTAGCCTTGAAAATGATATCAGGGCTTAGAGGTGCTGACCCTAATACAGGGGGCAGCGTCATCATTACTTCAAAGAGACTGGCACGTGCACCATCATCAACTAGACTTGCTCTAAAATCATTTACGTTGAATGGCATTTGTTATTTCTCCTTTTCCTTTATTTATTAGAACTTGCCAACAATTTCGGAGAAGGCAACGCCAGTGCGGACAGCCACGAAATTAAGTTGAATGAAATTGATGCTACGAGCAGGCTTGATATAGATATCTCCTCTAAACTCATTACGATCAATAATCTCAGGGGTGTTGTTGGTGGTATCGCAGACTACTTTGAAATCGTAGATGCCACGACGACCCTTAACATCCCTTAGGAATGGCTCTACTAGAGCAACGAACTGGGCTCTGGTGAACTCATCGTTGAACTCGAATAGAGAATACTTAGCAGCCTTTGTGATTGTCTTTTCAAGGACAATGAATAGGCGGCGAACGTTGATACGATCAAATGCTGAAGGCTTGCGCTGCATGGTCTTATCACCATATAGAACAGTTCCCTCACCCTTGAAGGTGACAACAGGGTTAATGTTGTTCTTGTATAGATCGTCTCTCTGTGCCTTGGTTGGATTCCAAGCAAGTTTAACAACGTTCTTAATCTGACCACGATTGAAACCAGCTGGTGAGAACCATGGGTCACGATCAAAGTCGGTGCGGGCACATAGACCAGCGATATCGCCGTTTAGCGGTACCCAACGATATACGTTATTATACTTGTCGAACTGCTTCTTCCAGTTACCATCGAAGATACCGAATGAAGTAGAGTTGTATAGGTCAATCTTAGAAACAATATCAGAGACTTCGCTACCAGCGTTATCAACAACGTCTGCCATATCAGGTGAAACGAATGCAACACAGTCCTTACGAATACCTACAATGTTATCTAGAACGTGTTCTGAAACAACCTGTGGTGCGTCACCAGTCATGATTAGTGAAACATCAACTTCTTCTGCGCTCAAGAATAGATCATATGCAGAGTTTAGCTGTGCATTAGTTGGTGCAGCAACCTTACCACCGAATAGTCCCATTGTATATGATGCATTTGACTGACCATATGCAGTTGCAACTAGATGACCTGTGTTATTCTGTGTAGATGATGGACGACCCCATGATGAGGTTTCAGAAACACCAGTTACTTCATCTAGTGCATGATTGATTGCCCATAGATACTGTGACTTGTCATTAACGACATTGACCCAGAAATTAGATGAACCATCATCGTTGACTGCATCTGATGCCTTTGAGACATAAGAGAAGCGTTCTAGAACAGTATTTGCTTCACCATTAGAGAACTTGCCAAGACGGTCAACAACAATAAGGTGCATTTCGTCGTTAGCACCACCCTTAGATGATACATAAGAAGATGTTCCTGTAACACCTTCAAACTGTGATGAATACTCCCAAGAATCGAATGTTGCTGAATCTTGTCCGCACCATAGTGAAACTTTTAGTGAGTTACCAAGTTCACCTGGATACTTAGCAGCAAACATACCGTGTGTGTTTGGAACTGTATTTGCTGAACCGATTAGAGCGTAGTTGTTTTCGTAATCATCTTCGTTCTTAATGGTCAAGCCATATGCACCAGTGGTTGCGTTAACCGCACCATCAACAATAGTATTAGCAGAACGAACAACCTTTAGGTTATTGCCATATGATAGGAAGTTTGCAGCGGTAAAGAATGCTGTATATGAGTTCTGGCTTGGCTTACCAAACCAACGAACAAGATCAAGTTCATTACTAATGGTGACAATATGGTCAACTGGACCCCAATCAAAGTTTCCGGCAAACGCCCCTTCTGTAGTAGATGCGGCAGGAACAATGGTCGTAAGATCAACTTCTGACCAAGTCACGCCTGGGGAAAGTGAATATGCCATCTTTTACTCCTTTTATAGGTTAGAATGGTGTTTATTCCATCTTCACCTTATTTATCGTTTTTGATGTTTTCAGGATTATAACTTACTGTTCCAATCGTAATTGAGATTATCGAAAGGATACATAGCTTCTCTATCACTTCGCCATAAGTCACCATTAGCATCTTGTTCCACGTAATCATCTAAACCGTTATCAATGAAACCAAAAGGTACGTTCTCAACATCCTGTAGGTAACCTAGTTCTTTCTGTAGAACATATCTGATATCATTTGAAACTGTTTCTTTGAATAGCTTTTGTGCAGTCAACCACCCAAAATGAACACAGGTCATTGCAAGGTCGTCGTTTGATCCTTCTTCTGCCATGAATGATTTCTTGTTAGCAGAGAAAGAGAATAGTTCTGTAATCGTATCTTCGTCGTTAAGAATGAGTTTATCGCTCTCAACTAGTGTCTTGAGGTTAGCACAACCAATCATCTTAGACTGTGCGGTAATCTTTAGACCAAATGCTAGTTTGTTCTTACCAGCAGCAAAGCCACCAGAGGCTTGCATACCTTGTTTACCCTTGATCTGAAACTTTAGTAAGTTCTCATAGTTCAACTCAAAGTGTAAGATATCTGCTACCTGTAGACCGATAGAATTGATTTCTATAAGAACGAAAGCCTCGTTATACTTAGTAGCGGCAGAATAGATTACCGCTGGTAGTAGCATAGGGCTAATCTCGTTGTTTCTATATTTAGCGACCTGCCTATAAGGTATTTCTGTAACGTCAAAGATAGAAAATGTAGAGTAGTCAAGACCCTGTCCTTCAGCAACATCAGCACATAACACATAGGTATGCTTAGGAATAGGATCCTCGAATACATCCATACATTCGTTTCTATAGATTGGCTCTTTCCAGTGCAGCGATGCTAGTTTAGCACCATTGATTAGTGTGTTAGATGAACCTAAGAACTCACAACCAAACTCTTGGTCGAACTGTCTTTGACTAGTGTTTCTGATAGTTTCTTCTGCCCACTTGGCATCTCTGCCAGGTACCATCGACCAGTGGATCTCAATAGGGATATATGTGCTAGTCTTTTCAACTGCTTTTGTCCACATCTTATAGAATAGGTTCATACCGTTAGGGGTAGAAACGATAACGACCTTTGAACTTTGACCAGATGAAATGGTAGGATATGTAGAGTTAAAGAACTCCTCGGCAATGTTGTTAGGTACGAATGCGAACTCGTCCAGAAAGATTAGGTTGAACGAGAAACCACGGACAGATGAACCTGAGGTGGAGTCGGCTAGAACTCTTGAACCATTAGCAAGATAGATAGAACCTTTGTTCCACTCTTTGATGCCTTGCTTGAGAAACATAGGCAAATACTCAAACGCCAGTTTTAGTTTCTGTAGCAATTCACGAGCGGTAGGAGCACGGTTAGCTAGAATAGCAACCACATAGTTCTCATTGAATAGAACCTGATGCAGAATGTATGCCACACTAGTTGTGGATTTGCCAACCTGTCGTGGTAGTTTGCAGATAGAAAAACGATTGTCGTGGAATGATTGAAGCATACGCTCCTGAAAGTCCCACATTTCAAATGGGATCAAACCACGATCAACGTTGATGATCTTGATATACTTCTTGGCAAAATAAACGGGGTCGTCAGCACACTTGATATATTCATCTAGTTCTGCTTGTGTAAATGCATGACGATACTGCTCATTAGGCAGGTTGGGGTTATTCTGATAACTAAACGGCGTCCTTGCCATCTTGCTCTCTCTTAGTCTTGATGGCGGACAATAGTTCGGCTGTAGAGCCTACAAAGACTGCCTGTTCCACGTTGATGTGACCCTCTGGATTCTTCTTACGAGGATCAGATTCTGGATTAGGTTCCCTTAGGTCTTTTTTCGTTTTTTGTAGTGCGTAGAGGTCTTTGGAAGTTTCGCCAACAGTTTTGATGAGGTTAGAAACAACCTCAAAACCCCTTGCACTTTCGTTTTGTCTGGCGATGGTGGCGATTTCTTCGATTGCATCGTTTCCCTTTACTATTAGGTTGCGAAGGGTCTTTCTTACAAGAATATAATCTTCATCTTCATCGGTCAAATCAGAAGGAGGTGCTTCATAAGGAATGACCTCCTGCTTCTTTTCTTCAACAGGTTCATGAGGAATACCTAAAGCATCCGATAAATTCTTTTCAACACCCATAATAACTTATCCTAAACATTTTTGATATTTATACTTCTGTGTCTGGCCATTCTGTGATAGTAACATCATAACCATAATCGTCACCAGCCTGCGCTGTAAGAGGATCGGGCTCTATCTTGATCTCTGCTAACTTAATCGGGTCGACCACAAACGAATCAATCTGACACACACCGTTTGTTGATACGGCGTGAATTGTGTTATTAACTCTAAACTGTCCTTGAGTAGCACCCAAAACAAGTTTGCCTGTGTTAGCACTATAGTTCATAACAATACCGTATGCTGATGCCGTATTGTAAGAGTTACCCTGGAACACATAGTCGTCTGCTTTGAATGTACCATTAGCATTGATAACATTCAAACGAGTAATGTAGCCAGACTTTAGTGAGTTGTCATCATATATGTTGGCATAAACTGATTTGATAATCTTAGGTGAAGATATAGCACCATAGTAATGCATCTTCATTGTGAAGGTTAGTGTCCAATTAACATATCTAACGGAATCGTAATTGCCTTCATATGCAATATCATTTGCCACAGAATTGAGAATGATAGGGATATCTTTCAAGGCACCTAGATCAGGAATCATATTAGTTGTAACTGTAAAGTCAGGATTGAAAAACGGCATAATCTGTTCTACAATATGAGTACCGTCATCAATGTTACGAGCATAGATGTTCAATGCAAATGTAATGTCATATGGCACACCCATATAACTTGCAGATACGTTAGTTGCTGAATTAGTCTTAGCTGCCTTTAGCAGAGAGTTTTGTTTTCTCGTGGCATCATATGTGATACCTGTAATCTCGAATGACATACGTGGCAGAATAACGCCAACTGATCTTAGTAGGTCAGGGTCGGATAGAATACGAGTAACCATCTTCTCCTTAGGAGCATAGATGATAGGTACAAGAAAGCGGCTGGTTTCTTTACCAGTCTGATCATTCTTTCTAATGATAGTGATATCATCAAACAAGCGACCGAATAGAATAACGGCCTTTCTTGTTAGCTGATGGTAGAAATGTGAATTACCTAACATTATGGTGTTCCAAACGGATTAGTTTCGCTCAAATCTAGAATGATATTAGTTTCTGTTCTAAATTCTTCGTTGTCATAGTCATCATATGGATTGAAGTCTGTTCTGTCATCATAAGAGATTGAGCGGAAGATTGCTCGTGATACATTGCCATATACGTTGGCATTTGCTCTAAACTGTCCTTCAATGTTATGTAGGAATAGAGCGCCGTTGGCTTTGTAGAACTCTGTGATTGTAGCAGAGGCAAAGTTATTAGCCCAGGTACCATCGGTTGATTGATATACAATCTCACCGTCATGATAACTTGATGCCGCAGGATTATAAGTTACTGCATTAGAGATCATAAGTCTGGTTGTATATTGCACTTCGGCTGCCACTTCATCGATATCTTCGATGCCTGTATTGATTTCTTCTTCGCTGTAACGGAACAGTTCGCAACGCATTTCATAAACGAATGGCAGTCTCTTACCTAGAGAGTGAAACATTAGTTCCTGTTCAACGAACTTGATTTCAACTAAACTCTTGATGACAGGAATATAAAGTAAGTCACCTTCTTGCGGGCGCTGACGAAGGGTTGTTGGTATGAGTCTTTTGAAAGCCTTTAGTGAAATTATAAAATTAGATGTTTCTCTAATCTCTAGACCGAACTTAGAGAAGAAGTCATTGTCACCTTCGAAACCTTCAAAGTTAGTCATGTAGGCTTCAATTAGGTATGCTTTGTCAAACTTTGATTTGCTATACTCACCAAAGATCATATCACCAGCGTCAAAGGATTCTCTAGGAATATAATAGACGTTCTGGCCCATGATCTGAATAGACTCAACAATAACATCCTCCATAAGGTGATGTTCATTGCTCATTCTATCTTGTGATGGGGAGTTGTTGAAATACCCTGAAATAGGAATGTTAGCCTCCTATTTCGTTAGGGAACAAATACTTGAATGATCCATCAGGCTGATAGACACGCTTTCGACCTATCTTTGATTGGGCTACTTTTTTTCTATTTTCTTCTTTAGACATTGCGTTTTCTTCGCCTGTTCCTTTACCTTTACGGTTTTTGCTTATATTATTTTTATGTTCTATAGACTGCGGACCATATGGATCTCTAGGACCTTTCATTTTATTTCTTGTTTCGTCTGACAGGATCCAGCCGCTTGGTGGTGTCCATCCATCAGGACGTTTCTTACATCTTTCAATCCAGTCTTGTCTTTCTTCTTCTGACAAGTTTTCCCACCAAACTTTCATACCAGCTTTTGTCGCTTCCGATGTCTTTTTCCTATTTTTTGTATCACTAAAGTAATCTTTCATACTATTAGACAGTTTTTCTTTTGTTTCGTCTGATATGACTCT